TTCCTGTGCTTCATCTTCCGTTCTTGACAATCCTATGACTGTCCGCCCCGGTTTAATCAATTTCCAAAGTGCATAGTGCAATACTAGCCAAGTGATACCTAACTGTCTTGCTTTAAGGATGACGTTCAGTTTATTGTCTCTGAACTGCCTTAATGCCTTCCTTTGTTCTTCCCACAATGTAAACGGCTGCACAAGAACATCTGCGTCCTTATCCTCGATGTGTCCGTACTTATCGACAAAGTATTCAAGATGTTCTCTGCAATATTGGTATTCTATTTCCCTTAGCTGCGAAGGGTTATAATCATCAAGTTTCATAAATGAGTAAAGGGCATCCTTTCGGACACCCTTTGTTTAGGAGAAGTATATCAAATGAGTTCTACACTCTATCATAAAGACCGCCAATGAACTTTGTGCGTATCTCTATAATCAAGTACCTTTTCGATAGCCTTCGGAAGTTTCGTAACATCCTCGTCTATCAATTCTGTTGGGATTCTTATTATCTGCCACTTATCGCCCAGCTTTTCTTTTATGTTTCTATCTCGTTCGGAATCATAGCCTTTTTTTAACTTATGATGTATTCCGTCGATTTCCAAGATAACAAAGTCATCCGGCAACATAAAATCCACTTGATAACAGCCGATTTTAGTTTGTGGTTTAATATGATAGTGGTTGTGAATAAGAACTATCGCCGCCATTATTTCTTCCGAACTATCAAACTTGCCGTCATTCTCGAAGTTATATTTCTCGACTGTCTTTATAGCTTCTTCATATTCTGCGAAGTTTATTTGTTGGCGTTCCATTTTGTCTATTGCGTGTTCAAACGTACGTTTACGTTTTAATTGAGTAAACAACTCGTTTTCTTGCCGCAGTTGTTTCATTGTCTCTGCGTAACATTTCTTGCAATAAACTCTTTGGTGTTCGTTCTCTACTAACTGTCTTGTAGGGATTTCAAAGAAGAGTTTATATTCTGCTTCAATATCCCTTGTGCAATCTGCGCCTTCCTTACCACAAACCCAACATTTCATAATACTTGTACCCCCGTACTTTTAGTATATTTGTTTTCGCCCTTCCGGCTCTCTATTATACAGATTACTCGATACTATTTATCTATTTCTATCAAGTAAGTGTACTTTTTTTGAACTTTTAGGAGATTTTTGCGTATTCGTCTAGCGCAGATGTGTATAATTCATAAGTCCATTGGTACGACTTTCCCAAGATTTCAGAAGTCTGCTCCAATGTCTTGTCTTGAAAATAATATAAGATAAGCGGCTTTCGCAAAGATGCCGGTTCAATCAGACTGATTTTATTCAAACACCGATTCTTGTAGTCAATGGATTCTAGCAGAAGTTTAGATAACCTTGTCCGATATTCGTCTATCTTTATCAAGGCTTCCTCTATCTTGTTCTTATGCGTAGGTGTCCCGCCGTTTACGTCATAACTCGGTGTCATTTTGGTAGCAACAGCCATCAGGCGTTCTATTTCCAATTCGACAGAACGTATATCTGACTCCATTTCCTTTATCGGTTTTAATTCCCTTTTCGCTTCTTCCCTTGTCATACTTCCCCTTTCTTTGTATGGGGCTATCGGTGTACGCCAATACAAGATATTCGTTAATAATATCCCCCGGTAGCCCCTGTTGTTTTACAGATAAATGTGTTCCTGCTGTCTATGCAGTCTGTTAGCATACTCGTTAGCCGCATCAACTGTCTTGAATTTTCCAAGATATTCCCCCGTGTTGTAATACCGGGTAATTGCTTCGTCATCAGACATCGTGTATGGCTTTCCATTGCTATCAAACGCTATCGTCGGCACAAGGATTTCTCCGTTTCCGTCATTGAAGCTCATACTCCGTACTGTTGACACCGAGCCGTCCATATTCTTGAACTGTGGTCTGTTATACAAGTCGATATTTCCCATTCCATATCTGCCTATGCCAAACCGCATATTCAAGTCCTGTTCATTAATCTGTCTTCCGTTGTTCGCCAATATAGGTTTCATCTTCTCTCCCTCCCGCTTTAGCGGAAAATTTTTCACGAATTTAGCACCTTTTCCGCATTTTTCGCATATTCCAGTGTTTCATACACCGCTATCGTTATATCCCCGTGTGGAAATATCCCGTACAGCCCATCAGTCATCATTATCCGTATCAACCCCTTCATCGGGATTCTCTCTATTGGACTTTCTATTTTCAGTCCGCATATATCATTTTTAGCAATTTTTCGGAACATTTTTCGTATTTCCCCGTGTTTTTATTACTAATTCTTGCTATTACTTTAGTCTGCTAAAGCGACTTGTTTTTGATATAAAATTTTCTAGTGGGCATAGAGGTTCCCGTCGGAGCGAGTGCGTGCGCCACGGGGCGGGGGTGGCTATGCGGTGTGAATCGCTATGAAACAATACACTCTATGGAAATTTCAATCATTAAAAATTACCACTACACTATAAATTCTTGCTAAAAATACCATGCGTGTATGCCGTTCCCCGATTCTGAAAACGTCGCAAACCCTTGCCATTACTGGGTTTGTAGCACTTTGCAAACTGTTCGTGAAAGATTACTTTAGCGAATAGATTACTCTGTGTCGCCGCTTATGTCTTCCACTATCTGTACGCTTTCCGCCTTCTCAAGCCTTGCCGCTATCGTCCTCATTAATTCCCGGTCTTGGTCTGTCGTGACGTTTTCCGTAACTTCGACTCTTTCTATCGGTTTATCTCCATGAGTATCTCGTACATACTCCGCCGCCTTGATATTCCCTTCAAGCGCTCGCCCAACGGCGACAGCCTGTATCAAATCGTATAATGTAGCATCAGGATTATCACGCTTTAACCGCTCCGCTATTGCTTCGTCTATATCCGCTCCGGCTATTATCTCCGGCGTTACCTTTAGGGTTAACACATTTTGCAGCGCTTGTTTTGCGGTTTTCTTCTCTCCGTGTAATTCCCTTAACGCCTTATTCCCTTTTTGACATATCTCTTTTCGCTTCTCCGGCGGCATTTGATTGAATGGCACACGCTTCCGCAAGTTCAACAAATATCTTTCGTTTTCTTCCGGCTCTATCAGTCCATCTATAATCATACTTGCCCGGCTTTTCTCTTTTGGCTTCTCTTTCATGGCAAACAAAAAAACGTGCTACCCTTGGAAGGTAACACGCTTCTCTTTTCCTTTCGTTCTCTTTTTTAATAATTAAATCTAACGCTATACTTCTTTTGCAATCTAATCAAAAAATGGCTCTCGCTCCAGTTCCGGCGCCTTGCCGTATAACTTCTCATCTATCGCACGCCGTAACCATTCCGCCGCACTGATTCCATCCGCCGCCGCCGCTTGATTAATCTTGTCTTTTGTTCCTTTATCCATGACAAAGTTGATTCTATCTTTCGTGTCCTGGTATCTCTTTTGCCTTGCGTTTCGCTTCTCTTTATCCATGCCGCTATGTTATCACATATTGCGCTAGTTGTCTAGTGTTATATGCTGATTTTTTCTCTATCCGTCTAGCGTTATATGCAAATTGCACAATAAACCATCGGCACAAGATACCGAAAACCCTTGTCAAAATCTTTTTTCGTCGATTTTTGCCTGATTTTATGCGGCTTTGCAATTTTGTGCAATATTCCGTCTTGCGCTATACGTCTAGCGCATGATACCATGTCAGTGTCGGCGGGGGAGACAACCCGAAGCGACAAGGCGATAGCCGGAAAGGAGCAAAGGATGATTAAGCAAATGACAGCACACACAAGGATTAGCACAGGACAAACAAGTTATAGAGTGCGCTACGAAAGCGAGAGCGGGCGAATCAGAGAGCGTGTTTTCCGTCACAATGATGACTGGACAATCCCGGTAGTCCAATTCTTCACAGCCGATGACACGGTAAGAGTAGAAGATAGAATCATAGGCGAAGGCGAAAGCGCCACAAGATACGAAAGATTTATCAAAGCATAGCAACCAAGGGCGGCGGAAACCCTTAAATCGCCGGAACACAAACCAAACACACACGAAAAGGAGAACAAAACATGAAACTTAACAAATACTTCGTATACTTAGATGATGGTTCGAATGTAATGAAGGTTGCTATACCGGCAAAGAGCGAGAAAGAAGCCCGCAATTATGTCGAAGGTAACGGCGAAGTGATAGCCATTAAGAATGTAACGGACGACTTTCCTATATCATCGGACAAAATAGCAAGAGCATTACTGAATGCCGGATTTGGACAGATAGAAGTAGATTTAGTCGTGCGCACATTACAGCAGACGGACATAACAGACTAAACAAGGACAAAACCTTGAAACATT